ATGAAAACGACCTCTCCAAAGGCTCCGAAGTCGCCTGTAAAAATACGCTTCAAGCAACTGGCCGACGGCTGCAAATCCGTTTACCTCGATATCTATTTTCAAGGCAAGCGCACATACGAGTTCCTGAAACTCTATATCCACCCGGAAGCGGACGAGGAAACCGCCGCCGCCAATGCCGAGGCCATGCGTATGGCAGAGGAAATGCGTCAGGCGAAACTGGCGCAACTCGGCCACGCCGAAGCCCCTCTCCCTGCCGCCGTGCCGGAAAGCGTCGCCACGGACGAGAAGACGGCCAAAGCACGTGCCCGTGCAAGGCGCACGTCGCGAGAGCCGGTAACGCTTCGTGCCAAAGACCTCAAAGACGGTCGCCAGTCGCTCTATCTCGACATATATTTCAGGGGAGAAAGGAAATATGAATTTCTGAAACTCTATCTCACTCCCGGCGAAGATGAAGCCAATGCCTCCGTGATGGCACAGGCAAACGCAGTCCGTGAGCAGAGAATGGCGGAAGTGGCGAAGCCCGTTGCGGCGTTGCCCGAAATGCCGGAGGAAACGGAGCCGGAGAAAAAGGAAATCAAGCACAAGTTCAAGGTGCTTCTCGCATGGCGCATACTGCGCAACGGCGACAGGTCTTATTATCTCTATATCCATTACGGAGAGAACGGCGAACAGCGTTGTTGTGAGCCGCTGCACCTGTATTGCCCTGCCGACGCGCCCGAAGCCGAGGCAAAGCGCGTCAAGGCAAAGGCAAAGGCCGTCAAGCGTGAGCGCGAGGAAGAACTGCGCAACGGTACTTTCATTCCTCGCCCAAGCGCGAGAGAGCCTAAAGACGTTTTCGACGAAACCGACCACTACAAGGAATTCAAGGCCAAGCGCAAGGCGGAAACGGAAATCGCCGCCGTTACCACCGAGCTTAAACGCAACTGCAAATCCAAAGAGCCGGTAAGAATCCGTTTCAAGGAGCTTGCAAACGGCAGCCGCTCCGTATATCTCGCAATCAACGTGAACGGCAGACGCACATACGATTATCTGAAGCTCTATCTCGTGCCTGAAACCGATGCCGCCGCCCGTGCGCAGAACAGGCAGACGATGGAAGCCGTCTATGCCATCAAGGCGCAGCGCATCATTCAGATCACCAATGGCACCGCCGGAATAAAAAAAGATGTCCGCGCCCGTATGCGCCTTGTGGACTGGCTGAAAATCTACCGCGACAGGCAGATAAGCAAAGGGAAGCTCGGCGCCAAACGTTGGGTGCAGACTACAATTTTCGTACTGGAGGGCTACGAAGCCGGAAAGGACGCCACCCTCGCCGAAATCGACCGCCGGTGGCTGACGGATTTTATGCTCTACCTGATGAACGACTACATCACCTACAAGAACACGAAGCCATCGAAAGGCACCGTAGACAATTATCTCCGCTGCCTCAAAGCCGCCTTCAACGTCGCCGTCGAAGAAGAAATACTCCAGTCGAATCCGATGTTCGGCCTCGACCGCTCACATCTGAAAGGCACGACCTACCAGCGTGAGTTCCTGACCGTGGACGAGGTGAAGAAACTTATCGAAACACCCTGCCGCCGCCCCGACATCAAGGGAGCTTTCCTTTTCTCCTGTTTCTGCGGGCTGCGCATCAGCGACGTGAGGGGGCTTAAATGGAAGAACGTAATCACCGACGGCGACAAGACGCACTTGCAGATTACCCAGTTCAAGACACGGCGACCGCTTTTTCTGCCGCTCAACAAACAGGCTTTGAGGTGGATGCCGGAACGCGGCGATGCCGGAGAGGAAGATTATATCTTTCCTCCGCTGTCAAAGAATATGTCGGTTCTCGATACTTGGGCCAAAGAAGCCGGAATACAGAAACACGTTACCTTCCACGTGAGCCGCCATACATTTGCCACGATGGAGCTTACGATGGGGGCAGACCTTTACACCACGAGCAAACTTCTCGGACATACGGAAGTGCGCACGACCCAAATCTACGCAAAGATTGTCAACAGCAAGAAAGAGGAAGCCGTTTCCCTGCTTGATTCGGCTTTTGAGTAATAACCCATAATAGAACAACAACATGAACAACGGAAACTCACCGCTCTCTCTTTTTGGGGCAGTGCCCTGACGGTTGCCTGTTGCTGCACTCGTGCGGCGACGCGCCCGAATTGCTGTACCGGCTGCTTGATGAAGCCTGTCGCGTATACCGCAAAGAAGTCATTGGCCGCGGCAAACTGTACCGCCGCTTCACTGCCGATTTTCTCAACGGCCACCGTCATACCGACGCGGTGTGCGCAGCCGGAAAGAACGCACACGAAACGGCGACAGGAACAATGGCCGACCTGTTCAACAATCGCCCCGACCTTGTGAAAGCCTACTTTTCCAAGCCGGGGTTTACACGTGCCGACGCGGAAGAAATGATAACCGAACTCGACACCGGCAGACCAGACCGTACCGGGGAGGACGACGGGGGCAGACCCGGCTTCATGGCCTCCCTGTCCGATTCCCAAAAGGCCGCGCTTGCCGCCCTCGCATCGCGCTTTAAGATTTTCAGGGGCACAATCTCGGCTGACGATATTTCATCTTTGCTCGACTGCCGAGCCGGAAAACCGCTCAAAGCGGCAAACAACCGCCGCGTGGCGGTGCTTTCGACGAACTTGCCGCCGCGAGGCTCATAGAACGCGACTGGCAGAAAGTGATTGCAGCAAACGGCCTGATTATATCGTCGGCCACCGACGCGCCGTTAGGCCGTTCCTCCATATCCTCCGCTCTTGCCGAGGCACGGGCGGAGAAAACCGCAGCAATTACAGCAATCCGCAAAGGTGTACGCCAAGTGGCAGATATGAAAGAAAACGAACATACGGCAATGTTCTGAAAACTAAAACCTTGACATTGGCCTTGACATTCGCGCGATGTCAAGGCCGATGTCTTATGTACCGGCCACAAATCCTTTAACTTTGCGCCATATCCCATTAGACGCGATACAGCATGACAAGAAACAGACAGATTGAAGAATTTGAGGCGCGGCTGAGCGACTTTGAAAGCCGCCTTGAAGTCCTCGGAGGCGTGGACGCTATCAACGCGCGCATCGAATCCATAGCCGACAGGCTATTTTGTGCAAAAGAAGTGTTGACACTGGAGGAAGCGAGCCTGTTCCTCGGACTTTCCAAAAGCCAGTTATACAAACTTACAGGCTCCGGCGCCATACCCCATTACAAACCCGGAGGCAAATTTATCTACTTCGACCACGCCGACCTTATCGAGTGGGTAAGGCAAACCCCGGTCAAGTCAAAGAAACAGAGGGAACTTGACGCTATCGGCTATGTTGCCCGGAAACCGCTGAAACGCTGATACCGCTCCGTCTATGATAGCGCAAAAAACGATAGACGCTGTTCTCGACGCGGTGCAGATTCACGATGTCGTGAAAGAGTTCGTGCAGTTGCGGCGCAACGGCTCCGGCTGGGTCGGGCTGTGCCCGTTCCATTCGGAGCGCACGCCATCTTTCCACGTAGACCCTCGCCGCAACATCTACAAATGTTTCAGTTGCGGAGCAGGCGGCGGCGCGGTCAGGTTCCTTATGGAGCAGCAGAATATGTCGTACCCCGATGCCATAAGGCACATAGCCGGGATATACGGCATACCCGTGGAGGAAACGCCCCGGACACTCACCGACGAACAGCGCAGACTTGCCATACAGCGCGAGAACGCCCTTATCGCCCTCGAAACTGTGCAGCAGTTCTTCGAGGATTCCCTTGTTGCCAAGACACCGGCGGCGAAACGCGCCTGTGCATACGCCTCCAACCGTTGGACGCTCGACTATTGCCGCGCCAACGGGATAGGATATGCCCCATATCCTAAAGTGTTTTTCGAGTTCGTGAAACAAAAGGGCATCAGTTTCGAGGCTCTTTTGGATATCGGTATGGTACGCAAGAAAGAGGACGGCCATTTCTCTTTTATGTTCGCCAACCGCATTAGCATACCCATACGCGACAGGTTCGGACGGGTCATAGCATACTCCGCCCGGAGCCTCGATGAGAACCCCGAATGCAAGTATCTCAATTCCACGACCTCGTGCGTCTACAAAAAGGGCGATACCGTTTTCGGCATCGAGATTGCACGGAGGGCGGCGGCAAAGGCCGGTTGCCTTTTCGTGGTCGAGGGCGCGCCCGACGTGCTGCGCCTCCAGTCCATCGGCTGCGACAATGCCGTGGCCGCTCTCGGCACCGAATGGACTGCCGCCCAGTTCGATGCCATAAAGGGAATATCAGACACGCTTTGCTTTATCCCCGACAGCGAGGTGCCGAAAGAGAGCGAAATATACGCCCCCGGCACTATGGCCGTGATGAAGAACGGGCGCGAGGCCATAAACAGGGGATTCCGCGTTGTCGTGCGCGAGATTCCGCTTGACAACGGAGAGAAGAAGAACGACCCCGACAGCTATTGCACCACCCCTGCAATCCTTGCTTCTCTCGAAGAACAGGATTTTGTGCTGTGGTATGCCGAGAAAGCATTTCTCGCGCCCACCACGCAGTTGGGGCGCACCGAGGTTATAAAGGAGATATGCGCCATGCTCGCAGCTATCGAGGACGCGACACTCGCCTCTATGTACCTCGAACAGCTTATTAAGAAATACAAGGAGCGGACGGCGTGGAAACTTGCCTACAACTCGGCGCAGATGCGCAAGCGCAGCGATTCGGGCACGGAGGGTGCCGGGAGCGAGAACGAGCGCGACCTTTTCAGCAGATACGGCTTCTTCATCGCAAACAACTGTTACTGCACTTACGGCAAGCAGAGCGAGGTCATACGCCTGTCGAACTTCGTACTGGTGCCGATGTACGACATACCCGATGAAGGCTCCATGACGCGCCTCTACAAGATCATAAATGACCTCGGACACGACGCCATAATACCGTTGGAGCCGGACGACCTCGTGAACCTCGCCCTGTTCCGCAAGAAAATAAACATCGCCGGGCGTTATGTGTGGCTCGGCAAAATCGACGACCTTATGCGCGTCGAGGAATACATATTCAGAAAGAGCGAATCGGCAAAACGAATACGCACCCTCGGCTGGCAGCCGGAGGGTTTCTTCGCTTACGGCGACGGCATTTTTACCGACCGCTTTATCCGTGTCGACGAGATAGGTATGGTGAACCTCCCCGGACACGGCATTTTCTATCTGCCGGCCTTTTCGGTGATGTACCGCGACAACCGCCTCCGCTTCGCTTTCGAGAAGTCTTTCACCTATACCCACAAGGCCGACGTGTCTATGGCAGAATACCTGAAACTGTTCGTGGAGGTGTTCGGCGACAACGGCAAGGTGGCCGTGGCGTTTATATTCGCAACATTGTTCCGCGATTTCATCTTTGAAATGTTCGAGTTTTTCCCGATTTTCAACATCTTCGGCAAACCGCAGTCGGGCAAGAGCCAGTTGGGTAAGGCCATGAAAGGCTTCTTCACCAACTCATACAAGCCCATAAACTACGAGGGCGAAACATACCCGGCAATCAACAAGGCACTGGAACAGACCGCAAACTGCCTCGTGCATTTCGACGAATACAAGAACTCTATCGAATGGCGAAAGGTCGAACTGCTAAAATCAATGTGGGACGGCGTGGGGCGCGGAAAGATGAAAGACGGCGACGTGGAGCGCGTGAACGTCAACTGCGGAGTTATTCTGTCGGGTCAGGAAATGCCGACGATTGACCCGGCTCTGTTCACCCGTATTATCCACGTTACCGTCAACAAGACTTCCTACACACTGGAGGAACGCCGACGCTTCGCCGACCTTATGGAACTGAACCGACGCGGAGTGTGCCACCTCACTATGGAGGTGATCGCGCACCGCGACCGCTTCGTTCAGGACTTCCCCCACTTCTGCGAGCTTGCACGTACCGAGGTGGTGAACCGCATCGCAAGAACCGGCAAGACCATATCAGACCGTATGTATATGAACTGGGTTGTCGTTCTCGCCTCCTTCTGGACGCTTGAACGCATACTGCCGGTGCCGTTTTCCTATGAAAACCTGCTCGACATCTGCGTGGAAATGCTGCTCGACCAACATTCCATTACGGAGAGGTCGGACGAAGTGGCATCGTTCTGGAACTTCGTTCATGTGCTGTATCAGGAGGGGAGGCTGTTTCAGGAGGGCGACTACCGCATCAATTACCGCGTGTCGAGCCTCCGGCTGCACGGCGTTTCGGAAACACGGGAGTTTTCAGAGCCGAAGAATATTCTCATCATACGCGACCGCCGTATCATTCAGCACTATCAGACCGACAAGGCGCGCTCCACCAAACAGCTTGTGCTGTCGGAGGACGATATGCGCAAGTACCTTGAACGCTCCGCGCCATGCCTCGGAATCGTAAAGCGCAAGTTCTACAAGATGAACCAGTACGGACAGCCGGTCAAGGAGATTGGCGACGGCGGCACTGTTGGCCGTCAGCTTTACGATGTCGATACCGCACTGGCTTTCGACTACGACCAAGTGCAGAGGCTTTATCACCTGTACCTCACCGCCGACACGTCGGCACTTACGGAGGAAGAAATGAAAGAGAATGAAAATCAGCAAGGTAAGCCTCCGGCAAGCGGCAACGGGCAATCAAGGCTTCCTTTTTGATTTTTTCTGAAAATCTTATGAAATCCGCAAGTTACCACAGCCACCGCCGCCACCGCGCTATGAATCAACAATATAAGCACAGCCGCCTATGACTACCGCATCGCCACCGCACGCCACCGTTTGCCGATTTTGCAACCGGCGGCAACCGTTTTTCCTTATTTTTCTCTTTTTGAAAAGAAAGAATAATATCATAAGAACGTGGCTTCGTGGGGTTTGTACCGGCATCGCCCCGGCGGTGGCGCGGTTCCGGCGGTGGCACCACGGTATATACTGGTTTTGAAATAAAAAACATCAATACAATAACATTTCCGAATATGAACGACTTCCTTATTTATCTTCCGCTCGAAAACTTTATGGCGCAGTGGTTCAGGCACCGGCACGGCGGTTCCCCATACACCGTGCGCCTTGTGCGCGGCAGTGTGGAATCCAAACGCCTCAAGGCGTTGTTGGACGTGCCGCCCTCCGGCTTTGTTCCGGCGCCGCCGCCACAGGGCTGCGTGCCCGTCGCTATCCCGTCGTTTCCGGCAAAAGACCCCCGGCAGTTCAACTATGTTTCGCCGCAGGGGATTAACGCCCTCGTGGAAACGCTGCGCGACCTTTTCGACCTCGAACTGCACGACTACTATGTGAAAACCTATATCAAAGGCTCCCGGATTGACTATATGATCGAGGCGTGGATGGAACTGCACGGCATCGAGTTCAACGATACAAACTACAACTCGGTCAAGAAACGCCTCGACCGCGTGAGGAAGAAAATCTATGTCAAGAGGCACCGCGACAAGGAAAAGGGTGCCGGATCCGGCGTATAATCCAAAAAAATCAATAAAAATCGTACCGAGTTCAGGGCGGTTTCATACCGCGCGACACTTCGGTAACAACTGTAACATCATCAATATATGTAATCTTATGTCAGAAACGACGAAACTTTGTACCGGCTGCAACCGCAAGTTGCCGCTGGAAGCATTCGGCAGAATGGCTTCGGCTCCTGACGGCCTGAGCTACCGATGCAAGGAGTGTGTGAACGCCGCGAAACGCGAGTACCACCATTCCCGTAAGAAACTGAAAAGAGTGTTCACCAATCCCGACCTCGCGAACTTCACGCCCCGGCAGCTTATCGACGAGCTTAAGGCACGCGGTTATTCGGGCGAGTTGAAGATAACGCAGACTATAAAGGTATGAAATCGCCGCTCGTTCCATCACTGTCGCTTCCCGGTATCCGTTTCATCGGTGTTGTGGACTGCGAGAAGTTGCAGCCCGACCTGCGCGAAGCCTCGCTCGTCGGGCTTACCGTCGCGGCACATACCGCTGTCGAGGAAGTGCCGTTTGTCAACGCTACCGTCGAGGCGGTCAGCGAGTGCAGCCACGGTGCCCCGATGGAAACGGCCACGCTGAAATTCCGAACATCGGATTTTCTGCGCATTGAAATCCAACTCGGTTTTGTCGTTACCGACATCACCGGCCAGTCGTGGCTTATAGGTGCGGCGGAGCCGCCTTTTCCGAAAGTGTCGCTCACCCGAAAGACGGGGTTGCCCGGAGGCGACCCCGCCGTCTGGGAGATTGAGGTGAAAGCGGTAGGGCAACGCGCGCTTTTGCCCTGTGTGTTCTGAAAGGGCGGCTTGCGCCGACCATCGGAGGCCGGGCTTTCTTCTCCGGCGGTGGAACACTCCGCTGTTATCCGTAGCCGTACATTTGCGGTCATAACCGGCATGGACGGAGCCGCTATGTCGCCCCGTTGTCGGTGTGGCGTGGCAGTCATCGGTTGCCGCGCTTCCCCGTCGGGGTGGCCGCAGATGCAGCCGTGGCCGTAATGCTTTCTTTCCCCACTCTTTGTTTTCGGACGGTCTGCCTTGTGGCGGACTTTCCTTTTTTATGCGGTTTTGTTTCCTCCCGGTGCTTTCCGCTGCTTCGGTATGGCCGTTCCCTCCGTTATGGAACATCTGTATCGGTGTCGGCAGGGCAAGCCTTTTCCGTCGATGCGCGGTAATAATACCGGTGCCGCGAGGTCTGCCGTATATGATGCCGTCGTATTGCCGTATATGGCGTATGTGCGGTTTCCCTGTTTGACCGGACACGGTGCCCGGTTCCGCCCCGTGGGTTCGGGCGGTGTGGCGGTGCTTTCGGGCTGTCGGATTCCCGACGTTGAGGCCGGCAGACTTCCTTTCATTTTTGAATCCGGGGCATGAATGATTCCGCGCGCTTCCTTTTCCGCCGCAAAGTTAACAGCCCTCTGCGGCGCGTCAAGGCTAAAGTGCATCTTTCTGAAAATCTTCCTCTTGCAGAGCGTATTTCCCGTGCAGAGCCTTGTCTTGGTACACCGCCGGGGGCAACTTTTGGGGCAGCGTAAAAGGAAGTGCTTTTACACGAAATCATTCATCAAACCCCAAATCCAAACAAGACATGAAAGAAATTCTTAAATCCGGCCTCACTCTGCGTCAGGAAATCATCGACCGCCTCGAAGAACTCGGTTACACGCCCGAATCGCTGCGCGAGGCAATCACCGAACACGAATCCGACTACCGCGACGGAAATCCATCGCTCTACTGCGGCACATACGCCAAATACAACGACGGCGACATATCCGGCCTGTGGATCGACCTCTCGACTTTCGACAGCTACGACGACTTCATCGACTTCTGCAAGGCTTACCATGTCGACGAGGAAGACCCGGAGCTGATGTTCCAGGACTACGAGAACTTCCCCCGTGAATGGTACTGCGAAAGCTGCATGGGGGAGGTCATCGCTTCAGCGCTTTGCTTCAGCAAAGAAACTTGGGATAAAATCGCCGAATATATCCGGCTGACGGAAAGCCACGACAAGGAGGCCGTGGACGCTTTCGTGGAGTGGGGAGGCGCAAGCCTCGACCACTTCGAGGACTGCTTCTGCGGCGAGTGGAAAGACGAGGAAGATTTTGCGCAGCATATCATCGAGGACTGCTACGACCTCGACAGTCTGATGGGCAACCTCGCAGGGTACTTCGACTATGCCGCCTTTGCCCGCGACCTGTTCATGTGCGACTACTATATGGATAACGGCTATGTGTTCCGCCGATATTGAGCCGTGAAAGCCTCTCTCCCTCCGAGGGTCGGCGTAAGTCGGCCCTTTATTGACACTTGTTTTTCACACAGATAATTCGTAATTTTGCACTTACAATGGAAATTATCAACACCTCTCAATCCGAATGTTCGGACATTCTTTATGCTGCAAAAGCGATAAAGAGTGCCATAATCGAAAGTCGATATATTACGGCGAAATTGGTTAACAAGGAAATTGTTACCCTATATTATAATATTGGCCGCTTCATATCGGCGCGCTCACGTTTAGGGCATTGGGGAACAAATGCCATATCTCGGCTATCCGCCTTGCTGTGTCAGGAATTGCCCGGACTTCGGGGATTTTCTGAATCCAATATAAAGAATATGCGAATATTCTTTGAAGAATGGCAGAGCGTCTTTGAAAATCGGCAGTTGCCGACTGCCGATTTGGTGGCGGTTGATAATGCTGATTTTGAAAATGTTATAAATCGGCAGTTAACGACTGCCGATTTAACCGCACAAGAAATGGCGGACTTTTTAAGCGTCGCTTTCACACATCATCGTGAGATTATCCGTAAAACCGACACTTTGAAAGAGCGTCTGTTTTACATTCATAAATGTGCTTCCGAATTTTGGCCGGTCAAAAGATTGCTTAAAGCACTGAATGAAAATCTTTTTGGAAGTAAAGACATTACATCTACAAATTTCCCTGCCTTGATTGACAGCGAAATATTGCGCCGTAGGGCGTTGCAGTCATTCAAGGATAATTATGTTTTTGATTTCGTGGAAATTGAAGATGAAGAAGATTTGATTGATGAGAAAATCCTTGAAGCCGAAATAGTCAGAAATATTAAAAATTTCATTATGGCTTTCGGTCAGGATTTTGCTTTTATGGGAAACCAATACAGGCTGAATGTTGACGGACAGGATTATTTTATTGATTTACTGTTTTATCATCGCGGTTTGCGCTGCCTTGTCGCCATTGAACTGAAACGGGGTGCTTTCAAAGCTCCGTATGCCGGTCAGCTCAATTTGTATCTAAGCGCACTTGACGAATATGTAAGGCACCCCGACGAAAACCCCTCTATCGGGATTATTCTCTGTAAGGAGAAATCGGACAAAACAGTGGAGTTCGCTTTTAGAAATATGACTTCTCCTATGGGTGTGGCAACATACACTTTAAGAAAGGAACTGCCGGAGGAATACAAGAATGCTTTGCCAAATCCCGATGATTTGAAGCAGCTACTATAACACATATTTTAAGCATATTAAAGCGCAGCCATTCGTCGGTTGCGCTTTTTTTGCGTCTTTTCCGTGAGGAAAAGGCTTATATACTTTTGTGGCAAACAACGATTAAGCCATGCCACAGCCCAAATATAACCTGCATCTGAAAGGCTTCGTCGGAGGCTACGACTTCGACCGCGATTATGTAGACTACATACTCGCCAAAAACGCCGGGAAACCAGTTAACGTGCTTATCGACAGCACAGGCGGCTCACTCGCCACCGCACTTTCTATTTCCTCCGCTTTCAAGCTGCACGGCGACGTGTCGGTGCATTTCGTCGGCATGAACGCCTCCGCAGCGACTATCGCCGCCCTCGGTGCAAAGCACGTCAGCATCGACACCGCCGCTTGGTACCTCGTGCATAAATGCTCCAACGAGTTTTTCAAATGGTCGAGCCTCAACGCCGACCAGATGGCCGACCTCATTTCTGCCCTCGAAAGGCAGAAAGCCGACCTTGACAAACTCGATGCCGGAGTTGCCGCCATGTACGCCGCCAAATGCCGCAAAGATCCCAAAGCACTCCTTGACCTTATGAAAGTAGGCGGCTGGCTATCGGCCAAAGAAGCCCTCGAATGGGGTTTTGTCGATGAAATAACCGACGAGCCGGAGGACACCGCCCCCAAACTCACCGATTCCACCGCCTCGGCGATGGCGGCTGCCGGTATGCCTATACCCAATGTGCCCGTCGCCGACAGAGAAAGCGGCCTCGGCAGGTTCTTCGCGGCCATTGCCGCTATGTTCAGACCCTCCAACGCCGCCACGCCCGTAATCAATAACCAATCAAATACTCCCCAAATGTCTATTATCATCTTCCCGGCACTGTGCGCCGCCCTCGCCCTCGATTCTCTGGAGCTTTCGGGCGACAAGGCCACGGCAAGCCTCTCCGTGGAGCAACTTGCAAAAATCGACAAGGCTCTGAACGGCAACGCCTCCGAAATCAAGGCCAAAGACACCGAAATCTCTACCCTCAAAGCCCGTGTTGCTGAACTCGAAAAGGCACCGGCGGAAACCACCTCCGCCATCGTCAGCACTTCGCAGCAGCCCGAAAAGCCCGAATCCCCTATGGACGCTTTCAGCGCATCGGTCAGACGCGCCCGCGAGATCTACGACCAACTGCCGTAAGCTCTATGCCGCAAATCCTCCCTCTGTAACCAAAATTCAAGTACATTATGCCCGATTTACTTCACTCTATCCAAATCACCGACCCAGACTATGAAAGGGCGGCTATCCAGTGGAAGACCGACTTTCTTCTCATGCCGCTCTTTGCCTGTGAGGAAGCCCTGAAATATATGCAGGGTATGCCCGGAGTTACCGCGCCTACGAAGCTCCCCTCCGTCGAGGGCGCGGGGCAGTTCGCCCCTTACCGACGCGACCGCCGTAGCGCGTCGGCCACCAAAGTAGGCTACCGCGAGATTACTTCCTACCTCGGCAACGTGCGCGAGGACTTCGAGCCGCTGGAAATCATTCAGACCCTTTTAGGGCGCGGCACCGCCACTCTCGGCGACGCACAGATGCAGGCTCCCTCGGCGCGCCTCGTCATCGCCGCCGTCATGCGCTCGCTCGGACACCACCTGCACGAGGTTCTTTTCACCGCCAGGCGCAACCCCGACGGTGACACGACTGCCGACCTGTTCGACGGCTGGGGAACTATCCTCGACCGCGAAATGGAGGACGGCAACATTTCCGTAGCCAAAAACAACCTCATAGAGCTTACCGAGGCTGTCGACGGCACTAACGCCGTCGATGTCGCAAAAGAGGTGGAACGCTCGTGCGATCCGCATCTGCGAAAGCAGCACAAGTTCCTGTTCTGCGACCCGGAGTTTGCCGACTTCTATAACGACGCTTACCTTGTTACCCACAACTCCGTGCCCTATAACAAGAAATACGAGCAGCCCATCGTAGAGGGCAGCTTCAACAAGACCACCATCGTGCCCCTCGACTGCCTCGCAGGTACGGACAAGTATATCCTCACCCCCGGCTCCAATATGCTCTACGCCTACGACAACATGAGCGACCTCACCCGTATGGAGGTCAAACGCTGGGAACCGTGGGCTATGACTATCGCCGCCGCTATGTTCTTCGGCACACAGTTCCGAAGCATCGACCGCCGCTTCCTCAAAGTTGTTAAACTCAAATCCGCTTAATCTATGGCTACCGCAGCTTCTTCTTGCCTCAACATTCAAAAGAGCCTCGCATGGTGTCAGGGAACGCCCGAATACGCCGGTGTGCGCCGTCGTATCTACTATCTCGCCAAAAGCGAGATAGTGGGCTGGCCGCTACTTGAACGCGATGCTAACGGCATACGCGCGACGTCGGCCAAATACAAGGGCGACTTCACCCTCAAAGCCGACGCCAAATGGAAATTCATCGACATTCTCCCCGACAAATCGCAGCTTACCTCCGAGCCGCAGGGCGAGCTTCCCTCGCAGACACAGCTTAACAAGCTCGTCGCCGTACACCCCGGCGTGGGCGCGGAGGCTTCCGCTGCCGCGGCTTACCTCAACAACTCGGACAATGTTTTTATCGTACAGGATATGAACGACAATTACCGCGTTGTCGGCTGCGACAAGTGGCTCACCAAAACGACGGTGAACCAGGACAACGGTCAGGGGGCTTCCGGCACCACCTCGACAACTATTAACGTCGAGGCCTCCGACGAGGTGCCCGCGCCTTTCTACGATGGCGAGATTATCACCGAGGACGGGATAATAAACCCCAAAAAGGCCGCCTGATAGATGGCTTCCCCTTACGACGGCAGCGGCGCGGTTGACATGGGCGAGATTATCCGTGGGATAACGACACCCGAACTCGAAACGCCGTCTGCCGCCGTTTTATCTTCCGCTCAATCCGGCAAGGATCTGTTTGCCATAAAGAAACGGCAGCAGTGGGCGCACGACGATGGCGCACGGTGCGACTTTCAGAGCCGCCCCATGCTCGCATACCGTACCGGCCTTTTCTTTCTTGCCGTGTGGAAACGGAGCGTCTACGGCAAAACGCTTTCCGAAATTAAGGCCGACGATGCCATGATTCCGAAAGTTGCCGGGGCCACCACCGCGCTTCTCGCCGATGTCCTCGGCGATAACCTCGCCGCCGGAGGCTGGGCGGTGATTACTACCCCGAAACGGAGGCACCGTCAGCGCAACTTCGCCTCGCTCGTTGCCGCCGCTATTGCCCGTCAACTCGCAATACCTTTTTATGAAGATGTCGCGCTCCGCCGCTCCAAACAGCGGGTGAACGCGACCTTTGAAATGAATATATGCCCTGCGGAGCAGAACATTATAGTATTCGATGATTTCGTTACCACCGGCCAGACTATGCTTGCAATGAAACGGCTCTTTCAGCCTACCGGCAAGAACCTCGTCTTTATCGCCGGGATCAACAACAAGGCGTAATCTAATCTTGGGGAGGAAATGGGAGATAACAAAAGAGATACCAGAATAGAAATATAAACAACCCCAAAATGGTTACAAAAATACTGATGCCGATTACTAACGGCTTCCACCATTTTTTTCGTTTATCATGTTTTAACTTCGCACTTATCAGTCCACAAATGGCAACCAATACGAAGCCGAATATAAGAAGAAGGACTATCATAGTATCTGCTATTCCTCAATTATTTGGAAATATTCATAATCTTTCTGCCTGATTATTCCAAAAGGATAAGGCTTTACAGATTCCGAATAATTGCATTGTAAGGGATTAAAAAATTGTATCTCCAAAACTGCAAATTCTTTTTCGACTGTTTCAGTTAACCAGTCATTATTTTTTGAGATTGGCATATAATATACCTTCCCACAATAGATGAATTCTACGGCTGTATGAAATTCCTCTCCAGCAAGTTGATATAAGACTTCATCATCTTTTTCACTATCCCCGGAGGCCGCTTTGCCGTATGAAAGAATAACAACCGGGGCAACAACCGTATACTCTTTTTCGGTAGCGATATCGTCAGCACAGGGATATAGTTTACCATTCAGATATTCCGTCTTACCTAACAAGCATGATGGTATTACTTCTATACAGTCTTTGCCATAGTCTGCATATAACAAATCCATCAATACCATATTATATTCTTCAATTATTTCGGAATCACAAGGCAAAATACTTCCATACATCTCAAGTCCGACTTTATACTTCTTCTCAAAAGAACGCATTTTGCCTCTTTCTTTTTCAGGTAAAAATGTATCTATAAATTTTGCTGACCCATTTTTATATCGTTTCGCTGCATTATATACTGAAAAATATTCTCTGTTATTCAGCTTACGCAAGAAATCGAGTGAATCTAATGCACTTTCATACTCACTAACAGACATTTGTTTGTCATGAAATTTTTTTGTTAAGCTATCAAGCTCACTTAAAAATCTATTGTTGGCTATTGTTATCACCAATTCGTCTGACTGTATTCCTGTCTGTACTGCATGAATTCGTTTTGAGCAGCTTGATACTCCAATACCACTCATGATTACGAGAGCCAATAAAATATATTTATAAAACATCTGATTCTGTTTTTACTGCATATCGCAAAGTTACGCATTTTCTGTCTTTTTACAGCTATCCGGGGCTATATAATTTTGTATCAGACAAAATCATAAGCCGTAATGAACCACCAATTTACCGAAAATCTCGGCGCGTGGCTCCGGGAGAAACCCGACAGCCGCGACTATGCCGACGGCTGCAAGATGTTCTTGCAGTTGACCGGGCGCGTCAATATGTATAAGAACCTCCTGGCCGTGCCCGATATGCCGCGCCTCGAAGCCGAACTGCAAAAGCACTACAACTTCCGTGTCGCAGACCTAACCCATGCGCAGGTTGTGGAAATGGACGCGAAAGCCGTCACTATCGCCTCCGACAACAATCTCCACACCGCTGCACCCTCCGACACGCCGCGCGGCAAACGTGCCGATCACGCCGCCCTGCCGCCCGAAATACAGGCTTTATACGTCGAGAACCTTTCACTGCTCCGGCGTATGCGTGAGATGCATCTGCGCCTACGCAACCTCTCGGCCGAAAACTCCGTATGCCCCGACAGCGAGCGTTACCCATTTCTCAAAGAGCTTATCGACCTCGATAAGAAATACCGCTCCAACTGGCAGAAATACGACAGCTATAATCCCCAATGAAACGCACGGCCTCCATTTCCGAAATCCTCCGGCCTCTCAAAGACGCGCCTTTTCAGGCGTATCTCTCAAATGCCGTGCAGGTGGCCGACATACTGGAGTGGATTCTGGAACAGACCGGCACCGCCGAGGTGTGGCAGACCTCCTTCTCCATATCCGAAGAATTTCTGCGCCGCCTTTTCTTCCTCAAAAAGAAACGCCCCATATCGCGCTTCAATCTATTGCTCGACCACAAGGCCACCAACAAGACCGTCAAACTGTGGAGCTTCATAGTGCAGGTTGTCGACCGCACTTTCCTGGCCGACAACCATTCAAAAGTCCTGTTGGTACGCTCCGGGCTCGGCGACACCGTAGCCGTCGTTACCTCGCAGAACCTCACTCGCGGCAACCGTGCCGAGAGTGCCTTTATCTCGACCTCGCCGGATATTTTCGCCAATCTCCATGCTTCGGTGCTCGACATCATCGAGAACCACTCCGTACCCCTCAACGACCTTTATAACCAACGCCTCGACACCGCCAATGAACTCCGATAACATCATTTTCTCCGAACAGCAGCTTTCCGACATCGAGAAATATGCGAGCATATACCTCAAAATATCCGACATCGCCGTGATACTCGACATCGCCCCCGAAGTGCTGCGCAACGTCATTTCTCACCGCGACAGCGAAGTGTCGCGCCGCTATCATCGCGGCAAGGCCATTTCCAAAGTGAAACTGCGTCAACAGGAAATGATGCTTGCACAGGTTGGCTCGCCCCTCGCGCTCGTCAACACCGCAAACAACCTCCTTGACATGGAAGACGATGAGTAAGAAACAACCCGACACGCTCGAAGTATGCCGCCGTTCTCTCTTTGCCGCCAAAGAGGAACTGGACGCGCTATATACAGAGGCGATGGTGCTTCGGGTGCTGCGCATACGCGACCTTTACGCCTGGGTCATTGCCAACCCCGACGCAAAGGATCGCCAGTTTGTCGAGGAACATCTTTACCGCTACCGGCTCTCGAAATTCACCGCTTACTCCGACCTCGCCATAATTAAGCAGCTTCTTCCCTCGCTGTCGGCGGCGAGCCGCGACTGGCACCGATGGCGCAGTAATGAAATGTTCCTCGAAACATACTCTATGGCGAAGAAACGCAAGGACACGCGCACTATGGAGCGCGCGGCCTCGGCCTATGCCAAGTACAACCGCGTCGACCTCGAAGACGAACAGGCCGTACCGTGGGAGCAGCTTCTTCCGCAGCCTTTCACCGCCACCGACGACCCTTCCGTACTCGGCATTAAGCCCATACCAAATCTTCAGGAGAAGATTGACGCGCTACTGGAGAAATACCGCGCCGAAACGATAGATATTGATGATGTGGACTTCGAGGAAGTAGACCTCGAAGAAAATGTGCTATTCAATGACAGTACCCAATAAGCCACTGACAAAATCCCAATCCCGATAGTACCGCGATGATTATGCTTGCCGTCTTATTTGAGCTTTCCTCCCCTCGGATTTTCCTCATTATATATAACGACAGCCCATAGACACAGTAGCCTACGAGTACACTCATCAATAGAAGAAAAAGCCCTAACATTTTTATCCTTTTGTGCAAAGTTAATCATTTTTATGGAAACCGCCGCGCCACGCAAGATTTACTTCAACCGCCCACAACGCCTCACGCAGCTTATCGGCGCGAACACTACCGTTATCGTCGCCGGACGGCGCACGGGCAAGACCGACAGCATCGCAGCACCTTTTGTGTTGCGAAATATGCAGCGTATGCCAGGCTCTACCGGCGGCATTGTCGTGCCTACTTTCAAGCACGGACTTACCAATACATTGCCCAGTCTGCTTGCCGCGTGGAAACGCTGGGGCTTCATCAACGGAGTTCACTATGTTGTCGGGCGCAGACCTCCGAAATCCTTTGCCAAGCCTATCACCGAGCCGCACGACTACGAACACGTCATATCGTTTTACAACGGCTCCATCGCCATTATTATATCGCAAGACCGCCCCGGCTCGTCTAACTCGCTCACCCTGTCGTGGCTGCTCGTTGACGAGGCAAAGTTTATCGACTACGACAAACTTAAAGACGAAACCCTCCCGGCAAACGGCGGCATCAAATCGCACTTCGGACACCACTCCTTCAACCACAGCATTATGATACTGTCGGATATGCCGCAGACAAAGCGCGGCTCGTGGTTCCTCCACTACCGCGAGAAGATGGACACCGACCTTATAGCCGCTATCGAGGCCACCGTCTACGAGATTTGGCGCATCAAATCCCGCATACGCAAACTCAACAAATCCCAATCCCCGATTCCCGATTACCTGCGAGGCCATCTGCGACGCCTCGATCGCGCCCTTAATCAGATGCGCTCCGTGGCCGTATATTATAAGGAATACTCCAGTATCGAGAACTTGCAGCTTCTCGGCGAGAACTACATAAAGCAGATGAAGCGCGACCTTACCCCTTTGACTTTCCAAACCTCCATACTTTGTCAGAGGATCGGAATTGCCAAAGACGGTTTTTATTCCTCCATGCGCGAGCGGCACAAGTATAACGCCTCCGACTTTGAAAGCCTTGACTTGGCTTTCAAAAGTTTATGTGATGATAAGGTTATGGAAGCCGATAACCTCATAGCCCATAACCTCATAACCTGCAAAGCGGACGCCGACGTGAACCCTCTCGCGCCTATTTGCATAGGCTTGGACTATAACGCCAACATCAACTGGATTGTGGCCGGGCAACCCTCCGGCAAGCGGCTCAACATCATAAAATCCTTTTATGTAAAGTTTGAGCGCAAGCTGCCCGAACTTGTCGCCGACTTCTGCGACTACTATGCCTCACACCAAAACAAGACCGTCGTGTTCTACTACGACAGCACCGCTTTGGGAGGCAACTATGCCGTCAACGACCAGGATTTTCGGTGGGTAATTATCCACGAGTTTGAGCGGCACGGCTGGCGCGTCGAAGATGTCTACCTCGGCAACCCCATGCGACACGATGAAAAATACCTGCTCATAAATCAGGGCTTCGCAGGTAAACAGCGGCTTATGCCGTTTTTCAACCGTCAGAACAACGACGATTTAATCCTTGCCATACAGTCTGCCGGGGTGAGCCGTGGACGCCTCGGATTCCGCAAGGACAAAGCCGGTGAAAAACTCGCCGAAACCGAGGAAGACCGCCTCGAACACCGCACCGACGGCACCGACGCTTTCGACACCCTCTATATCGGCTGTGAAAAGTTCCCCTATAACGACACCTGCATATCCGTAGCACTCGGCGGCATTGTCTGATTTTCCTATGTGGTAATACGTCTGTGGCACGGCGACCTTTTCCACCGCAAAGTTAAAGCGGCCCCGGCGCGTCAAGGGCAGGTGAATTGCCTCGAAAAATTTGCCGTCGGAAATTTTTGTCGGTCAACCCTTGACCCCTGCGCCTTGCAGCCGCACTTTGCACGGCAGTGTAAAAGGCTCTTGCGAGCCACAAGTTTAACTTCTTACCACATACTGATATGGAAAATAAGACAACAAAAGCCGAGTACACCTTTCACTACTATGCCGACGGCATCGAGGTAACACAGCGCATCTACAACGCTATCGCCACCGCCAACATACTCCGCCCTAAGGCTGCCGTGCCATGCCTTGTATGCCACGAGAAGCGCCCGGCTCTTACCGGCAATCCCCACATCGAGAAAGCCATAAGCGAGGCTTTCGATCGCTACGACAAGGCACACGCCGCCGACCCTCCGACAGCCGACTAATCACGCCCACCGCGCCCCCGACCTCACCGCCGGGGGCGCATCATTATATTTTTCGGCATAAAACACTCGTTTTCTCGGAGATTATCATTAACTTTGCAATATTGGAGGCAATATACTCCAATATTTTATAAACCTCGTAATCTCCATTTTATGAAATATTTGAAAACACTTCTGCTTTTCCTACCGCTCTTTTTCATATCCTGCGGCAATGAAGAAGAACCCGAAGACAAGCTATTCTCTTTAGCCGTACAGTTGCAGGGAGAAGGTGAGGTTGCTTTGGGTGTTCACGATTGTGAAGTTGTTATACCGGGTAACGCTCAATATGTTAAACTCACCTTGATAGGCGACTATGATTCTTTCAATATATCGGCAGGTTATCCGTCCTGGATGCTTGTTACCTCTGGCGACAAAACTATCTCTATAAGTGTTGCTGACATAGCCGACGCACCGACACGGACAGGTAAAGTTGCTTTCACTGTGTTCAAAGGCAAATCCTATAATACAGGGTCTATCACCATCACACAAAAAGATGCTCAAGGAACATTTGAGGATTTGCTTAAACTGGAGTCAGAGGCCATTGATGAATATCTTAAGGGTAAGTCTGTAATAAGCCAAATACCGGCAGACAATAACTTCCAAATTGGAACCGATGCGCCATTCTATAAACTTGGTGAATCAGGCGCATATATGCAGGTGTTGGCAAAAGGAACACCGCAATTTAAGGACGGCGAAAAAGTTTATTTCAGATTTGAACGGTGGAGTCTTATTCATTTTTTGTTATCAGGTTCTCTTGGTGAATCAACAGGAAACCTCAATAGTCTGACACAAGAGGTTACTTATTTCATTTTTGGAGGTCAGGACGATATTACCAAACAGTGGGGTGATGGAATCCAATTACCCATTAAGTATGGAGTTGGCAATGGCGGTGAAGTTAATATTATTATCCCGTCAAAGATAGGTTTTGTAAACGAAACAAGTTCAGTTAGGCCGTATTTATTTCACATAAAATATTTCGGAACAAATAATTGA